AAACAATCGCACCCTGAAAGAAAATCAGGTGCAGATGGAACAGGCAGTGAAAACTGCGCAAGAGTCGCTTGCTGCTGCGGAAGCAAACGCAAAAAAGTCAGAAGCAGCAATGTCTGCCTTGACTGCCAAAAACAATGAATTGGCAAAGGACAAGGCAAACTACATGAAGATCTTTAAAGATCACAATTTAACCCGTCTTGCTCGTGCTAAACCCGGCATGATAGAGACACGAATTAACAATGGCACTGAGAAAGTGTTTAGGATGCTAGAAGATGATACGAAAGAACTTATGGATGCTGATGACGGTGAGCCTGCTACTACAGGGTTGCCAGTGGATGCCCAGTCTAAAGTGGGGCAGCAAGGATCAAGTGATAGTTCCCCCCGAACCGAAGATAATAACAGTAGAGAAGAAAGTCCCGCTGCGGATCTATCAACCACCGCTGCCAGCGGAGATTGATCTTCTCAACGTAAACTTCTTCGTCATCACCGAAGAGAACCTACAGGAAAAAATCAAGGAAATTGAGAAGATCCTTGATGGTAATTTTGTAGTGTTCGCACTGACACCCGATGGTTATGAGAAAATGGCAGAGAACTTCCAAGAGGTTCGCCGTTATGTGAGGCAGCAAAAAGAACTGATCCTCTACTATCGTGAAGCAACAACAGAAAGTGAAGGTACCACAGCAGAGGAATGGTTAGAACATAGTGAAAATAGCAATAACGGGTCACAGTAGTGGCATAGGACAAGCAATCCACCGCCAGTTGATGATCAGTAGCGATGATACTGAATTTAAATTATTTTCCCGTGACAATGGATATGATTTAGCATTAGATTATCAAACTGTTATTGACGAGATTGTCGAATGGGATGCAGATGTAGTATTTAATAATGCTTGGGCATATGGAAATAATGCCCAACCAGAAATATTAAAAGCATTACATAAAAAATGGTCTGATAAAGAAAAGGTAATCATCAACACCGGATCATGCACTGCATATTATTGGCAGGGAGAAATTGGTGATAATCTTTATGTACAGGACACGAAAGAATTAATAGACTATTGTATAAGATCGTCTGTAGAATGGCCATGGGCAAACAAATGTAGATGTCATGTGGTCAGTTTTGGATATGTACAATCTGCTCTTGTCGAAGGTTCTGAATACTATGATGAGTTTATTACTGCAGATGAAGCAGCAGAAATTATGATCGATCTAATCGAACCTAAAAACTATTTGATACCCGAGGTCATGGTTACGCATAAGTTTTTTGATCTGGAGAAAATGGAGTCGGTAAGAAAAATTACTGATGCCAACATGTCCAAATCTATCATGAAAAGTTACAAATAGCAAAAACCATATATATTATTTCCACCGATTAAAAAAACCCCTTGAAGAGATGAGGAGGCGCATTTCTATGCCCAGCAATTTTTTACCCACGAGTTACCAAGAATTTATCCACCTGTCCCGTTATTCACGATGGTTGCCTGATCAAGGACGCAGAGAAACGTGGGAAGAAACAATTGCTAGGTACTTTGACTTTTTTACAGAGCACCTCGAAGAAACCTGCGACTACAAGTTGCCTGCTAAACTCAGAGGTGAGTTAGAGGAAGCAGTGCTTGCTCAGAAGGTCATGCCCTCGATGCGTTGTCTGATGACTGCGGGTGAAGCACTGAAGCGTGAGAATATTGCTGGATATAATTGTTCCTATGTTGCAGTAGATCGCCCACAAGCATTCGATGAGATCCTCTATGTACTCATGAATGGCACGGGTGTGGGGTTTTCCGTAGAACGCCAGTTCATTTCTCAGATGCCCGTAGTTGCTGAAGAATTCCATGATACAGATACAACAATCATAGTTGCCGATTCCAAGTTGGGTTGGGCAAAGGCAATGAAAGAGTTGGTTGGTTTGTTATACGCAGGGCAGGTACCCAAGTGGGACTTGACCAAAGTGCGTCCTGCTGGTGCACCCCTCAAGACCTTTGGGGGACGTGCATCAGGTCCAGAACCTCTCAATCAGTTATTTCTCTTCTGTGTTCAAACATTTAAGAATGCTGCTGGACGCAAACTTAATTCAGTTGAGTGTCACGATATCGTCTGTAAGATCGCAGAGATTGTTGTGGTGGGTGGTGTACGCCGTTCTGCACTGATCTCGTTGTCAAACCTATCAGATGATCGCATGCGTCATGCCAAGGCAGGGCAGTGGTGGAACGATCACGGGCAACGCGCACTTGCTAACAACTCTGCTTGCTACACTGAGAAACCAGACATCGGTATCTTCATGGATGAGTGGAAGGCACTGTACGACTCAAAGTCTGGTGAGCGTGGTATCTTCAACCGTGCATCTGCTAACATGATGGCAACTGCATCGGGTCGTAGGGAAGTCGGTGATCATGAGTTTGGCACTAACCCATGTTCTGAGATCATCTTACGCTCTCGTGAGTTCTGTAATCTCTCTGAGGTTGTGGTGCGTCCCGGTGACTCATGGGAAGACCTAGAAGAGAAAGTGCGCCTAGCAACGATTCTAGGTACTTTCCAGAGCAGTTTGGTAAACTTCAAGTACATTGGCAGTTCTTGGCGTAAGAACTGCGAAGAGGAACGCCTGCTGGGGGTTTCAATGACAGGTATTATGGACAACCCATTGACCAATGGCAAGAAGTCCAATGATCTTTCTGAACGACTAGAACACTTGAAGTCCGTTGCCGTGAAAACCAACGCAGATATGGCAAAGAAACTGGGTATCAACCAGTCAGTTGCTATCACTTGCGTTAAACCTTCTGGTACCGTGTCTCAGTTGGTTGATGCTGCCAGTGGTATTCATGCTCGACATAACCCATACTATATTCGTACTGTACGTGGTGACAAGAAAGACCCTCTCACTCAGATGATGGTTGATCAAGGATTTCCCGTTGAAGATGACCAGATGAATCCCTCACACACGTCTGTGTTCTCGTTTCCAATGAAAGTAGACAAGGGTGCAATCTTCCGCACAGATATGACTGCTATTGAACAGTTAGAAATGTGGTTGGTCTATCAGAAGCACTGGTGTGAACACAAACCATCAATCACTGTATCCGTGAAAGAACACGAGTGGTTAGATGTTGGTGCATGGGTATACGAGCATTTTGATTATATGAGTGGTGTGTCATTCCTACCATTCTCTGATCATACGTATGCACAAGCACCGTATCAAGATACTGACGAAGCGGGTTACAAGGAGTTGCTTGCTAAAATGCCAAAGGAAGTGGACTGGTCTAAACTCGCAGAATATGAAGCAAGTGACATGACGATTGGTAGTCAAGAACTCGCCTGTGCTTCAGGTTTCTGCGAGATACAATAAATGGATGAATATAAGTACCATTTAGAATGTGTATCTTGTGAGACAGTGTTAGATTTGGTAGTTCATGAATTAGATGAACTACCTTGTTACTGTCCTATGTGTGGTGAGGATGTTAATGAAGAGTGGTTACTAACGGATGAAGGAATATAAACCTATTGTATGGAGCATCTATAAAGATTCCAAATACCACTTTTGTCAATATGACACTGTCACACAAGATTACATTGAAATGTCTGATGTCGTAAGAATTGCGGATATAATAGAAGCATATGGTTCTAAAAAAATAGAACTCCCGAGCAAATTTATTTTTAAAAAAGAAAGCAAGGGATACAACAACGATCTTATCATAAAAGATAGAAAAATTTTAGAACTGGTTAATTGGTTACAAACTAGAGATCGTACCCTGTCTGCGTCTTATATAAACTCCTCATCCCTTTCACATCATAAAGCACTTACTCTATCTGCTTACCACAAAACACGCTATAGAAATGCTCTGGTATGTTCGATGGGAAAGGGCAGAGACTTCGAGAATCTATTCCTATCTCAATTTGAAGACAATGAATTTGTAGAAGGGTACAGTCCTACATGGTTAGGGTTTTATACTTCTTTTTTGTATTGGTTGGGTCATTCGTGTGTAGAACTAATTAACTGCAGTCCTGAAAACTATTTAGATGCGGTGTTAGACCTAGAACTAGAAGAACCCAAAGAGGATGTTGAAGAGAGAAGAAAAAATTTCAAAGCAATGCTCAGAAACAGACCTGATTATTTACAATGGAAGGTCAACAACTTTTTTAAGCAGCACAACCCACTTCAAGAATGGGTCAACACGGATAAAAAACGAAAGAAAGTGTTTGAAAATGTTGAGCAAGAAAGAGAAAGACTTTTCTGGGGTAGACAAGCAGTTTACGAGTGTATTATAGAATTATTCACTTCCGAGTTTAAATTTAAAAAACATAAACAATTAGATACTGTAATCCTCACTGGAGAAGCAGCAAAATATCCCAAACTCTTTAGAGATTTGAACAATCATTACAGTAAAATCCCTTTGATTACCGGTACCGTTGCACATGGTATGGCAGTTGATGGTGAAAAAAATCAGGGTATTGGAGAGTGTATAACGATAAGAGAACCGTGCGACTTCGAAGATGCACAGCAGAAATATAACAGAAGAGAAGTGTTTGATAAGTTCAATAGTAACACAAAAATTTTATTTGTCAACACTGACCTTTCTGGTTTTATGTGCTATCGAGGATGTCAAACTGAACAAAAGATATACGAGTTGACTACTTCAGACAAGTTGAAAGACCCTACTTTTTTTATAGAGAACGAATCCGTAGTCATACCAACAAAGAAAAAAGATTTGTATGTTTTAAAATCTACTAATTCCTGTTTGTTTACAAGATTCCTAGATATACCAGAGAACGTGGTTTTTGGATACGAAATTAAATTCGACTCTAAAGATGAGATGATAAAAAAAGCACAGGAAGACAATTGCCTTGTGCTGATACAAGGCACCAATAATAGTTATGAATACTAAACCCCATATCTGCTTCTATTTCGCACATGATTTTGCAATAACTATATACGAACCCGATAAAAATATCGTACATGTTTTAAAAGCAGATACAGTCGAAGATAAAAAGCACTGTGAAGGTATATCTGGGATATTCCTGAGAACTAATATGCAGGCATTAGGACTGTCTAGAGTTGACGATGTCAAAAATATAGAAGACGGTTACTTAGATGTAGATTTTAACCCAGTATATCTGGAAAAGCAACACTACGGGTTTGCCGAAAATATACCCCAGAGCATCGAAAAAATCCACCAGTACATAAAGAAAGGGTTTGGTATTGACAATGACTATGATAAAGTATATGTTGGATTTGCAAATAGCATGTCTGGTTATGGGATTCAAGACTGGAGCACTTTAGCAAAGGGAAACGAGTATATCCTAAACAACATTCCTCTAAACCATCAACGAAAGATTGACATTGCATTACACCATGACTGTCATGCGTACAACGCATATTGGCAATCTCCCTTCTGTAAAAGTGATAGACCAGTTGCAGCAATTACATGGGATGGTGGCGGAGACTGGCAAGCATTCAACTTTTATGTTATAGACAAGAAAGGAAGCATACTCAAGAATGTTAATTTTCCTTTTAACTTTGGATCAATATATGCTTACCTTAGCAGCGAATATTTCCCCGGCATATTGAGCAAGGGCACTCATCCTTTAGACAATGCAGGTAAGTTAATGGGTTACTCTGCTTATGGAAAACGGTTTGAGGAAACCCACTCTCAAGAAATTACTAACGCATTAAACTTATGGAAAAAAATGTGTATGTTTTTTGAGAATGCGGAACCAACCTATAATACTCATGACTTTCAATCTTTTAAAGATTTTAACTCTCACACTCTTGCTCAAAAGTATAGGACAAACAAAAATACCGCTTGGCAAAGAAGAAGAGAATATTTCGAAGGAATGTTGCCGCATTGGTTTAATCGAACGTCACCAATCCCACATGAGTTAGAAGGCAACACTGCCCAATTTACTGCATGGGTCATACAAAAAACTTTACAAGAATCTATGCTGACTTTAATACGAAATGTGTTCAAGACAGATATAGAAAGATGCGATAACAATTTACTCATGAGCGGCGGGTGTGCACTAAACGTTTTGGTAAACGAAGAGATCAAAAAAGAGTTTCCTGAAATAAACGTGTGGGTCTCCCCCAACCCTGCAGATGATGGACTAGGGATGGGATTGATATATCATTACAACAAAGATCAAATCACAGAACCGGTTAAGGTACAGGGTCCGGATATTATAGACTTAGATGAATTAGACAATTACAATCCTGTGTTGTCAAGTCAAGATGAAATTTTAGATTACATATCCAAAGGTAAAATTGTTGGTCTCATCCAAGGTAAAATGGAAGTTGGACCAAGGGCACTAGGGTTTAGATCTATATTGTGCGACCCTTCTATCTCCGATATGAAAGACACTCTAAACGAGAAAGTGAAGTTCAGAGAGTGGTACAGACCTTTTGCTCCAGTTTGTAGATTAGAAGATGCCTCCACATATTTCGAGTCACCATACTTCGAAAACATGGAAGCAATGTCTTTTGTTGTCGATGTTAAGAAACCCTTTAGAAGGGCATTTCCTGCGATAACTCACATTGACAACACTGCTAGATTGCAGACAGTAACAGAGAAGTCCAATAAGTTTTTCTACGAATTGCTCACCAAATGGGACGGTGTGCTACTGAACACCTCTTTTAATGTGCAAGGTAAACCCATCCTAAATAGCATAAAGCATGCACACAAAGTCTTGAAAGATACAGGACTTGATGCATTTTTTGTAGTGAAAGACGGTGAGGTGTATAAAATTGAACAGGTGGCAGTATGAGGGAAAAGACTTCGAACCAGAGTCCCTCGATGATTGGTATGGGTTTGTCTATGAGATAGAAGAAGTTTCTACAGGGAAGAAGTACATAGGAAAAAAGTTTTTTTGGAAGACCAAGACTTTACCTATCACTAAAACCCGTAAGAGACGCAAGAAGACGCTTGTAGAGAGCGATTGGAGAACCTACCATGGTTCTAGTGAGGCGTTAAAAGAACGAGTCGCAGAGGCAGAAAGCCTATATAATAGAGTGATATTAAGATTGTGTCGCTCAAAAGGCGAATGTTCTTACTACGAGGCAAAACTTCAATTTGAAAATGACGTTCTACTAAGAGACGATTATTATAACGAATTCATAGGGTGTAAGATACATTCCAAGCATGTTAAAGTTTAGTCAATTCATTTCAGAAGGGGTCAACGATCCCGCCATCTTCAAAGCAATATTCCTTGCTGGGGGTCCCGGCAGCGGAAAGTCTTTCATCGTTGGTCAGACTGCACTCACGGCATTAGGAATGCGTGTTGTGAACTCCGACGATGCCTTCGAAACAGCAATGAAAAAAGCGGGTCTAGAGATGGACCCAGAAAACATCTTCTCTGATAAAGGACAGCAACTACGTGGACGTGCAAAAGCACTGACAGGTAAGAAGCAAGAGTTGTACCTGAAAGGGAGACTAGGTATTGTTGTTGATGGAACCGGCAAAGACTACAACAAGATCAGAACTCAGGCAGTAGAACTACAAAAGTTGGGTTACGACACTGCCATGATTTTTGTTAACACTGACCTTGAAACAGCAATGCAGCGTAATAAAGCACGTGCTCGATCTCTGCCTGATGCAGAAGTCGAGAAGTATTGGAAGCAAGTACAAAACAACATTGGTAAATTCCAAAGTTTTTTCAAGCAGAATTTTATTATCCTAGATAATAGTGATGGAGCAAATTGGAAAGCAGGAACTTTAAAAGGTTACAAGTGGGCATCTAAGTTTGCTAAGAAACCTCCTGCAAACCCAAAAGCAAAGAAATGGATTGAAGCGGAGAGATCTAAATAATATTGAGGTAAATTATGAACTATGAAGTATGGGAAATTTTTGAGAAGTTTGAGAAAGCAAAGAATCGTAAAGAGAGAATACAGATTCTAAAAGAAAACTCACAGCATTGGGCAATGCGAGACGTATTGCAGGGAACTTTCGACGATAAGGTCCAGTGGAATCTACCCAGTGGAGCAGTTCCTTACACCCCACAGGCAGAAGATGCCCCGACACCTAGCAGCTTAAACAAAACTCATATGCAGTTTAAATATTTCGTATCTGGTTTGCGCGAGTCTGAAGATTTGCTTAACATTAAACGTGAGCGAATGTTCGTTGACATGCTCGAATCAATAGACAGTCGAGACGCAGCAATTCTGGTTTCGATGATCAACAAAAAAGCACCAGCGAAAGGATTAACAGAAAAAATAGTAAAGGAGGCATTACCCGACTTAATCCCAGATTGATAATGTGAAATCCAAATCGATAACAAGGAGACTTATGCCTATGGTAGCATACCAAATAGAAAGATTAAAAAAAGACTCTAGGGAACTTGGACACTATATTCACAAGTTAAATAAAAAAGGTAAAAATGATGCAGCATATCGAATGCAAAAGAAACAAGCATTTTTAGATGCAGCAATCGCGCAAGTCGCAAGGGGGTGATCCTTTATCTAAGCGGATCCCCTTAACTGGGGATCCACATTAGGTTATGAATAACTTTCCGACAGTATATATGATTCATATGAGAGACAATATTGTTTCTCAAAAATATGTGGAAGTTACAAAACCTTCTTGGGAAGAA